TATACCTTTCTTGTTTATTTATACTTATGAAAATGGAATCATATCATCCAATGTTCCATTACCAAAATTACTTATAGGGGCATCATAATTATTATTATTTATATTAGGTTGATTATTATCATTAAACTTGGAATACTTAGCTGATAATGTATTTGCATACTTATTACCGTGAGCTGATATAGGAAGCATATTACTGATATTCTTTAACATATCATAGAATATTAAGAATTCAGATGAAACACTGTCTTCTTTTCCATAACTACCATCCTTAGGATTGTAATTGGTAACGTATGTGTTATTTCCAAATTTATATGAATATATATTAGATGGATCAGTTGAGTTATCTTCTTTAATCATCTGATATAATGTTAAAAATACTTCCATATTACCAGTATCTGTATCTTTCTTATATTCAACTGCTAATACATTTTTCTTATCTGATGTACCCATTGATACTGCAACGGATACTTCATTCTCACTTTTACCAAGGAGTTCTGGAAGTATTACTTTATCTATTCCTCCTACTAAAGTATATGCTTTCTCAGGTGTTAATGCTGTATTAGCTCTTCTTTTTGTATCATATTGTCTTTGTCCGTTCGGATCAACTCCACTCACAGGAGTTATCTTTATTGATAATTGAGTATTCCATCCTCCGATAGATAATGATGATATACTACTGAATAATGTCTTAAAAGTTGTATTTATATTTACTCCATCATTTGACTGATTACTGGTTCTTCCAAACATATTATAAAATTTCCTTTCCTATATATTAATTTTTCTTTTTTATTTATTAGCCAATTTCTTCATTAGCTTAGTTCTTATTTTAGATTCAACTTCTTTAAGTGTGTTATCATCTACTAAATTTATATAACTCTTAATAAAGTTACCCACTAGTGTAAAATCTTCAAAATATTCTATCATTAAATCTGATTCAAGTATTGGTTTATTATATATAGAATATTTTAAAAAATCATCAACTGTAAGTGCATCCATTGTTATAATATCATTTATTATTTCATGTAGGTTTGTTATTATAACTGCATCATCTTCACTACATCCAATCTCGTTTATTATCAATGACGCAGTCATACCGTTCTTTTTATTATAAATCGATATGAGATTATCATAATACTTATCTATATAATTTCTACATACGTTATAGATATTTTTCTTTTTATTAAGTATAAAATATCTATATGTCATATGGATAGTATCCAGTACTTTACTCATACTCATTGTGTCGGTATTGTTTATTTCTACATCCAGGAATGTCCTAAATAGATTTATCATATATAATATAAAGTCTGTAGAAAGTCTTTCTAACTCTTGACTATCATACTCATCTTCTATCTGTAATACTGAATAATTATAATTTTCAATAAATGAACTTACGTAATCATATTTATTATCATTCATTGAATTAAATTGGTTCATTATCTGGGTTTTTAATAAATTAAGAGGTTCGTCCGATAAAAAGATTTCCACATCTTTCGGTATCGGATCGAACTCATATGCATATAATGCCATATTTCATAATTTTCCTTTCTGATGTATTTTTATATTTAATTTATTGTCTTTTACAGGGTAGAATCTAAGTTACGATATGCTGAATAATTACCAACAAATCCACATGTATCACATACTGATTTATATCCTATTAGATAATGTCTTTTCTTTAGAAATCCCATGCTTGTATATATCTCTCTAACTTTTTTTCCAACTTTCCCACATATTGGGCATTGTGAACCATATATAATATTAATATCAACTATACTATCATTATCGTTAATTTTCTTATTTTTGTTATTTTCATCATCGAATATAACGTCTTCTAATACAATATCGTCATCCATTATTAATAATTCCTTTCTTATTAAAATTTTATTATATTAGTAATCTTCTTACTCTTCCTATCAATATTACCTTTACTCTTACCAACATTAACTTCGTGTATACCGAATATCTTGAGTACAGGTACGAATGGTGCTAGTATTTTGTTTACCATGGTATCATAATCAATAAATTCCATACACCACTTTGGAATTTCTAAATTACTTGGTATCGCTAATACTTTAACTCCTTTTTTCTTTATAGTAGTTTTACCATCCTTAACCTTACTCTCTACAAAATATCCACTTGTATCATTAAATACCCTATCCATAATTAATGAATATTCATCTGGATACGTATCTTTAATTTTCTCTAAATCTTTTTCATCTGATATTACCAGACTCAGTAATTTAGGTTTAGATGGTAATTCTATCTCATTATCGGGATTTAATATATCCCACAATAGATAAGCTTTTACAGCTTGCATAGATTTTGGGTTTTTATATGCGGACAATTCTTTAGCATTGATTATTGGGAGATATTTTAGTTCACCACTTAATAATGATTTTCTTATAGTATTACCATAATCATTTAAATCACTTAACATACCCATTATATCAATATCATTGTCAACAACTCTTTTTTTTATAACGCTCATAAAGAAATCTTCAGCCTCTTTCGATGTAGTAGATTTTATAAAATCAAAACCTTTAACATCTATTTTAGGCTTAGTTAATAAATTTCCTTCTCTTAATATTATCTTCGAAATATATCTCTTTTTAGCGGTTCCTATAGCTAATAATGAAAAGAAGAACTCATTTTTCATATTAATATATCTATGATAATCATTGGGTATATTTGAAGCTATACAATATGTCTTTAATATATCCTTAGTTATATCTGTAAGAGTATAAGTTATACTGTTAATTATAATAAAATCATTATTAATATCATCTCTATTATAATCTTCACCTTCTAATATATATGATTTGACAAACTTAACCCAATCATCCAACGCAAGAATATTAGAGTCTGTGTCTATGACCATTACGACTTTTCGTTTAAAGTTTCTTAATCGATATATTCTATCAAATGGTAAATATCTACAATATACATATTTAACTAAATAAGAATTAAACTCTTCTATAGTATTCTTTATATTAAATGGTACGTCATTTGGATCCATAAAGAATAATTTATTAATATAATTATTCATTTCTTTTACAGTAGTTATATTACCAAAATCTATAATACCATTATATGTTTCTTTGTATTTATTTATATCTTCAATATTTGATATATATGATAAATTGTATACTTCCTTAAATACTTTCTTATATAATTTAATAATATTATCATGATCCTTAATAAACTCTATAAGATTATTCTTGTAATATATAATAGATAACATTGTACGATCTAAAGAGTTAACATAGTTTGATATTAATAGTAGATCATCATCTCTATGGTTAAGAATCTTACCATATAATCTATCTATTAAGGATTCTCTACTCACATCACATATCCAATCATTAACCTCTTCAGGTAAGTTTTCATTTATGCAATATATCCAATCAAATAATTCATCTATATCCATAAAATAATAGTTATCATGTATAAACGCTTCAAATGTATTTTCAGTAGTTGCAATTATTTGCTGTGCAGTTAGTGTTGTAGCAGGACCACTATATTCACTATAAAAAGCACTGGTTTTTAATCCACTACCACCGTAATAACTATTTGCATTTATCTTATGATTCAACTGACTTCTATCCAATCTAATATAATCATAAGATGTGTTATCTTCTATCTTAAATAAAGCTTTTTTATCAGCTTTTCTGTCTAATAATATTGTATCTAACATGACACCGTTTGGATTTAATGCTTCGTAATGTGGTTTATAAAAAGTACCGTTACCGGCTTTAATCGTATTTGATGTTAATATCCAATCTAATACTGATAGTAGAGTAGCTTCTTTATTTTCACCAGTATAATTATTATTCAAGAATAACATAGGTATTTGTATATTTTTAATAATTTCATTATCTATAATCTTATTCAATTTATCGTCATCTATATCTTGATCAATACTTTCTATAGATGATTTTATTCGTTCTTTATATTTCTTTATAAATTCACTCTCTATAATTTTTTTCATGATATATTACCCCTTTCATTTCAGATATTATCATTACTTAAATTGATTTAAGCAATTGTAAATCAGACAATCATAAGATATAATATAAGATTTCACATAGTATATCGAATACATTAAGTTAATTAAAAATAAAAAATTGTTATTAAGAAAGGAGCATCGGAGATTAATGAGTAAATTCGATGATATACTTAACCAGGAATTACCATCCAAGAGAGAAGACTACTCTAACAATGATTACACTTATGCATATGATGCAGAAGAATGTGGATCATGTGAAGACGTTGATACATCATATGATGAAGATGAAGAAAGAGATAGTATCGATGAGGAGATAGACGATGAACTTGAAGATATCGATTTAGGAGATTTATCAGAAGATGAATTAGAAGAAATCGATGAGGAAGACCTTTTATCAGCAGATGAGGATGAGGCTGAGCTTGATAGTTCAGAAGAAAAAGAAGCTGATAAGATAATGAATCTAACTGCAACACCAGCAATGCTTCAAGATGAGTTCAAGGACGATGAACAAACTGTAGAAGAGTTCGCTATGGAATCATATATAGCAGTATCTGAGGGAATGATACTTGAAGAGTCTGTTGATGAGTTGATGTCAGAATACAGCAATGATAACTTCAACGTATTCGAGGAAAAGAGAGTATTTGCTACTAAGACAAGAATACAGCTTAATGAAGCTGATAGAAGAAAGCAATTATTTGAGATAGGTGTATATGCTTCCGCAAGAGCACATAATGATCCTGTTTACAGAAAGCTTCAAAAAATTAATACATTAAGAAGAGCATATAAAGCTCATCTTAGACATAAGTATAGGGGAGAGGCACTTAGAAGAGTTAAGGCTTATATAATGAGACTTAAGAAATCAAGTTCTTCAGTACTTAACAAGGTTGCTGATAAGGTAACTGGTAGATCGTAAAATAATAAATTGACATATACATTGATGTAAAAATTAGGGATTAAAATTTTTACGTTTTATCATCGGTAATAAATGTCCCCAAGGTTTATTATGATAAATCCCTAATTTTTATTTGAGTTCATTTCAGTCAACGATTCATTATGAAATCTTGTATTTCATATGTAATCTCCTAATTTAATGCTATGGAATATAAATTCCAAAAAAGAAATATTAAAAAGATTAAAGAGTATACTAGGTTAATTCCTAGTATACTCTTTAATCCGTCTTTTATACATTTATAGACATCTTAATACCTTCATCACATGCTTTTACAAAAATATTATAATCGCTATTGCTATCAATAATCGTATCTATAAACTTATTATTATCTACATCAGGTTTAATTTCGATAACTATATCTAGTGATTCTTTACTATTAAATTGATACAGTATATGGGAAATATCGTCAGTATAACAACTAATAAATTTATAGAACTTTCTAAAATGTCTATACTTATTGATTATTAAATCCTCTAATATGTCAAATCTATCACCTGATAGCTCATTTAAATAATCTGTACATCTTTGTCTCATTTTTAATTATTAATCCCCTATCATAAAAAAATATATAATAAGAATATTAATAATATGGTTTTTTCTTAATGTCTTTCTAAATATTCACACTCTTTAAGGTTTCATTATATTTTTCCTTATATCAGACGATTGCTGTTGTCTCATCATTTGTTCTTGAGCTTTATTTTCAGCTTCCAACTGTTTAATTCTAGCATCCTTCAACTTATTAACTAATTTATACGGGAGGCGATATAATATATCGCCAGCCGTTAATTCACCTTTAAATATTGCCAATAAATCGTTTAGATTCTTGGCATAAGTTCCGTATTGATTGCTGTACTCATCAACAGTTGAAGCTTGATAAAAACCAATTGATAAAGATCAACGTCTCTTGTATCTGCTGTATTACCACAATTTGGACACTTAGTATTCTTAATTGAGAATGTCACGAAGTAATCCATATAGAACTTGGTAAGTACACTATTAAGTATAGCCATATCATCAGCAGGTAATTTATAAATAGCATTTATAATATCATCAAATCCCTCGTACATAACTATCTTACCATCTGCTCGAGGTATACCTATTCCTCTAACTACAGAAACAAATTCTGCATTTGAGTAAAGGATTTGATTGACATCATCTGGGTGAGTTTTAGCCCAATCCTCATTATTAACATTATTAACTCTCTGATATAGATAGTCATATGCAGTTGAAATACCACACTTAATTATCCAATTACTATTAGGGAGTTTAATCAGTCTTTGATGATATATCGGTGCTTCTTTATTAAATTTCATAACATCTTCACCACGTAATTCAAGAAGTTGATCGAACTTCTCTAAGTAAGCGGTTGAAGCTGCTCTTATATCAAATAAGTCTCTAACAACGTATTTATGTTCGAATGATTTTCTACATCTTTCACATGTCAACTGTATACCATCTATTTCAGGGAATGTTGAAACTATTATACCGTATAGAAGTACATTCATGTCTAACCATGATGTCTTCTTTAAGAACTCATCAAATGAGTTAAACTTACCAATAGTAGTATTAACTAAGCAGTTATAAATAATACTATATGCTTTATAATACTTATCGAATGGAGATGTTTGAGGGTTTATGAGAAGATCTCCTAATTGACCGTATCCTGCACCCTTCATTGTTGCTTTATATCCTGAAGATACACATGGAACTATTGTGTTACCAATTGTGATCTCACTAGCATCGATATTCTCTACAAATGATTTATCTGGAGCAACTATATCACATGACTCAAGTTCAAGTGTTTCAACTGTTGTAACTCTTATCTCATTTGCTAATGAAAGTTTTTCTTTTTCTTCTTCTGAAAACTCTATTCTATTTTCTACACCAATACCGGTTTTATCAATGATGATATTAACCATCTTCTCATGTTTGAGATCTTCTTCAGACATACCTATATCATCATCACTTGGTGGATCACCTGCGGTTTCACCATTTTCAGTTGTATTTTCATCATCCCCTTTATTATCAGGTGATGCTGACGTATCAAAGAAAGTGGTTTTCTCACCATTAACCATTAACGGGGTTAATTCAGTTTCAGCTCTCTCGATTACATTACCATCTCTATCAACAGGCTTCTCAATTTTATCACCTCTACGTTGTCTAGTCAGTGTATCAAGCTGATCAATCATTGCTGCCATTTCTATCGGATTTTGTGGAGCTTTTGTAACTTTGACACTTTGAGCTGTCTCAATCATGTCATCCATTTCTTTCATGTACTCATCGTACTCTGTATCTCTTCTATCATCAGCAGGATTGCCTTTAAGTTCTATACTACCATCACTAGATGTATAGTCAGCTTTATTAATAACAAGTCCCTGATTCTTTTCATTGTATTCCTGCATCTGCTGTAGAGGAGTTTTTGTATCATCAACTACAAGTGGAGCACTTCCGTCCTCTGCAGTTGGGCTAGTAACTGCCTCATCAAGTTTTGTCTTTATTAGACTATCTAATTCAGAATCATTTTGTTTAATCTCTTCACTCATATTAATTCAATTTAATTCCTTTCCTATATTTATTATTAATTGAGTTTACAAGATGATTAATTATCATCATCTGCATCTGCATATTTCATTCTATAAATTAGATCACCTTGTTCATTGGTAGTTATTCCTATAGCGATTCTTTGTGCAACCTGTTCTGCTATTATTGGAATTACGAATATTAACAACGGTTTACCATTAATTAATGATTTCTGTACATCGAAAGTACCATCCCTTATATTATCAATAAATAAATGACATTGCCTTGCTAACTCAGATTTAATTTGATCTGTATCTAAATCGTCAAAGAATGTGTCATTTAAACGTGATATATTCATTCCTAAGTCTGGTATTGATGGATAAAATCCTGGTTTACCGTATAATAACATCATTATATTATTTGCAGTAGTTTGAGATTCGCTATAATATTTAGGTTTGTTGAATGAGTTTACACCAAATGCTGGGTCAATCATCAATATGTAACCACCTTTCAATATAATTAAACCATTGTATTTATCTTAAATATTTAAGATAA